TCTAATAAATATATCACACTCATACTTTTTATTTGGATCATATTTTTCTAATTTAGCATATCTTCTTATTCTTCTTATTTGGTTTGCATCCCCATCATTGTATATAATTTTAATATCATAATAATTACACAAATTTAAGCAAAAATTATATAAAAATGTTTCAACTCCCCCTATTTGGCAAAAATACCAATGATATATTAATATTTCTTTTTGTTTCATATTATCCCCAACTTCCTAACATAAGATGTTTAGCATATTCTCCTCTACATAATGTCGCACTTGGATATACTACTATTTCTTCGCTCTCTTGGTATTTATCGCTTTTTCTATCTATATACTTTCCTATTATGTTTGATAATATCATTGTATTAGTTTCATATTCCCACCAATTTTCTTTAACTTCAAATGTTCTGTTATCATATTCATGTAGCATTTCTTTTATTATATCACAATTTTTTATTGAACCCATAACTGCAGTTACTGGATAATCTGGGTTTTCAAATCCTGTAAAGCATTTATGAACTAAAAATTCATCTAATGTCTTATATACTTCTACATCTGTGTCCATATATACACCACCATATTCAATTAAAGCCCAAAGTCTAGCAATATCAGATACATACGCCCATTTTTTGCTTTCATATGCTTGTTTACAATATCCGTTTATATTAATATCAAAGTTAGTTTCATTTATTTCTAATAATTCATATTCAGGCATTATGTTTTTCCATGTCTCAATGCATTTATTAACTTGTTCTGGTTTTTCTTTTCCACCAAACCAGCAATATATTATCCGTTTGGGTATCATATTATAATTCACACTTCTCCTTTTTACGTTGCTTCTAAATTATTATTTTAACATATACATAATATTTTGTCTATTTAACGTATAAATTGCGGTTTGTAATTTTCTTTAAGTTTTAACAATCTTGCTTCATTTTTTATATTTGGGATATTTATATAATCCCATATTGCATCTTTGTATGTGTGCTTCATATGTATATTTGCATAAATATAATATTTATAAAAAAGTTTGCCATTTTCGCTTAATTGATTAAACAACTTTATGATTCCTTTTCTATATCTGCAAAATTCGTCATAAGTCAAAAAACAAAGTTCCTCTTTTATAAGTCTGCATTCACTAAAATCTACATCATTCATTTTTGAATCACCTTTTTATCATCTCCCTTTTTACAAAGTTACCTTCTAACCAACTTTTTAGGTTTATCTTCAAATTGATATAATTCTGGTACTAAAGAAACTATATTTCCTTTTTCATCTACATTATAAGTTATTTCCCAAAATCCTATTTCTTGAGGCAAACCCAAACTTTTTGCATAAGGTGTATAACTTTGTAAGCTAGGAACATTAAAACAATATATGTCACGGTTTTTAAAATATGCAGAATAATGAAAGTGTCCTTGTAATATAATGCTTGGTAAATTGTTTGTTAATAAAGTTTCGCAATACTTTTGGAGCTTATATCCTTTGGCATAAGCGTTCCCGCCACTTCCGTGTCTAAGTCGAATCAAAGTTTTTCCAACCATTAAATCTCCTAAATCCATACCTAGATATGTTAGATCAGGGCGTTTATCAGCTAACATTTTTCCAACATCCGCTCCACACGTTTTTATAAATGTGTTTTCATGGTTGCCAGTTATATAATATGTCGGTATAGCACTCTTAGGATATTTATTTACAACATAATCTAATTGTTCTAGACCAAGAGCTTTTACTTGATATATATGGTCTGGTCTTTTACCGTGAAAGTCCCCCTCAAATATATCTCCACTGTTTGTTACAAATTGGCAATTGTCTTTTTCAGCTAATTCATAAGCATATTCTACTAATCTAGCATTATCCCATTTGCTTGCATAATGTATATCGCTTAATGCTATGAATTTTATTTCTCCGTTTTTAACTGGTATTTTATAAACTCCCTCTTGCTGTATAGGTGATTTTAGTCTTACTATTTCACCATTAACATAATCAACAAGTTCTCCATCTTGTTTCATTAATTCAACAAGCCCTATTACTTCATAATCTTTTAATTCTAGTGTTTTGCATATTTCTACTAAGCTTTTTTTCTTACTAATTAGGTATTTTAATTTGTTTTTTAATTCTTTATCCATCACTTATCACCTATTTCTTATCCTTTTCATTATTTCTTCCCACATTTCTTTCTTTTTAGAGCTTAATACAAACAAAAAAAGACACAAAAACAAAATCGTGCCTCCTATAACTAAAATTAAAAATAAATTTATTATTCTGCTCATATTATCACCCCTTTTAATATGCACTACACTAGCAACGCAAAGATAAAGAAAAAGATAGAGTATAAGGGGATAAAAAGATACGTTACCAGTGTGCTACATATTAAGTAGCACTTGCGTTATACGCAATAGATTGGAGTTTCTAATGAAAAACTAACTGTAGCTTTCCTGGTACTGTCTCTAGTACCAAGATTAATATAACATAAAATCAAATCTTTTGCAAGTTTATATTTTAATAAAATTTTTATTATTTTTTTAACTTTAATTTTTTCTCATACATTTCAATAAGTTCATCTGTATCACCATATTTATCACCGTATTCTCTTCTCATTTCTAGTGATTTAAGATACATTTGATAGACTTGTAACATATCTTCTTCAGTTGTAATTAATTGCTCTAAATAGTGTTCAGTTGCATCATAATAACCCATATCATAGAAGTTTAGTTTACTTTTACCTTTTGCTAAAGTTTGTTGCATTTCTTTTATAATTTCTTTATTCATTGTTATCAACCTTTTCCACTAAATAACTTACTTCATAATAATCAATGCAATTTTCTCTAGGAAATTCTTGATAAATTGTTCTAATATGAACTACATAATTGTTTAATACTAATCCTTTTACTATTTCTAATAAACTATTTATGTCTTTAATCTTTAACATAATTAACCTCTTTTCTTTAACTCCTTATTTACTAATCTTAATTGCTTTTCTTGATAAGCACTTTTTTGCTTTATATATGCTAACACCAGATTATTTCTTAATTGCTCTAGTTCTTCTTTAGTTAATTTCTTTAACATTTGTTCTGTAATTATTATTACTCACCTTTGCTTTCTAAATTGTTTTCATAAATATTGCCTATTACTTCAATATCAAAATAATTATCTAATTCCCACATATCACTATTGGTACAAGCATAAAAACTTGCTCCGTGATATTCAATAACTGCATTTTTTATTGTTGCTTCATCGTAAGATATATCTATAATATCTCCCTCAAATATCTTCTTACCATTTTTATCTTTTAACCCTGTGTATTGCATAAATATATAGTCTTTTCTGTTTAATAAATGATTTATCATACCTAAATCACTATCTTGGCAACCATCCCAATAACCATAAGTATCATTTTCATTATCATAAACCATTATCTTATTTTCAATATCCCATGCTCTAAATTCTATTTCTCTATTCATACTTATTCTCCTTTGCTTTCTAAATTAAATAATTTGTTTATGTCAGTCGGTTCTATATCAAAATCCAATATTTTTGATACTTCTTCTTGCGTCAAAACATTCTTTACTATTAAATAAGTGCATAGTTTTGTAATGATATTATAACTTTTTATAAAATCTTCTTTATTATCTTCAACTGTTTGTTTATATGTGTCATTAAATAATTCAAATAATTCTTTGATAAAATCTGTTTTCATAATCTAATTCACTTCACTTTCTAATAATTTTTTAAATATTGCCATTAATACATTTACTACTATACTATCTCCTGCTAAATGATATAAACTACTATCACTTTGGTTTTTAGCACATTTTTCGTAATCTTCATCTTTAACACCCATTAAACGCCAACATTCACGAGGAGATAACTTTCTAATCCTTAATCCACTTGATATTTTGTGGTCAATGGGTTTCCATATTTCTTGTATCTCAAATAATGTTTGTTGCAATACCCTAAACCTTTCATTGGTTTGCCACATATCTTGCATACTTGTTTCTCCCTGTGTTGTTTCATATGACAACTTCTGCATAAATAGGTTAAATTGTTCAAATTGTTGTTTTGGTAATTCCCATCTTTGTGGTGTATATCTAATTTTCCAATCTTCCCACATATTGAGCATTTTTTCTCTATTGGCAATACCTTCATTATATTTCTTGCCGTTTGATGTGCTACTCGATATTCTTGATTGTAACTTCCTATCTTCATATAAGCCATTCTCATACAAGTTCGATTGCAATATTTCCTTTTCTTGAATACTGATAAATCTTCTAATCTCTTGCCAAATCTCTTTCTTTCCAATTTCTTGCCACAATATTTGCAATAATTCTCTACTTCTTTCATATTTATCTTTCTCCTTTGTATCTATTATACTACATAAATCAAAAATAGTAAAGAATAAGTTATAAATATTATTATTTTTAATTACCACTCCTAAACAATCACATCTTGTATCTAGTGTTGGTGATAAATTATTTTGCTTTAAGTCTTTCATATCTCCATTTAATCTTGAAGTAGTATAACTATGTCTTATAACATCATTTTCTTTTACTTTACCATCTTTAATTAAATTGTTGCACAACTCTGTTTTCATATTAACTACCACGCCTCTATCACATTGAGTTGTTAGTGTTTGTGCTTTATCTTTTTGTACTGTACCCCTATGATGTTCCATTCTACTTGATATATCTACACCATCTCCATCAGTTGCTTCTAAATAACCTTTTTTAGTTGCATTTTTTACTTTTATAAAATTATCTGTTGCTCTAGTTCCAGCGGCTGTGGTTATTGTTGCTGCAATTCCTTTTTCGTTGGTTGTATTAAATGTCTGCATAAATCTTTCTTTTCTAGGAAACTTGCTATCTTCACTTTCTGATAAAAAACAATTTAACATCTTATCGCTTAAATAATATTTTTCATCTACATTATCTTCTAACATATCTTTTAGTTTTAATTTGAGTGGTACTGGTTGTGGGAAAGTATAGCTATAATCACCTAATATGCTAATCATAAAACACCTATTTCTTGTTTGTGGTATTCCATAATCAGTTGCTATTAAGTCTTGAAAATAATTTTTGTATCCTAATTCTTCAAGTCTTAATTGCCACTTATTAAAGTCTTGTACATTATCAGTTCCATGTACTTGTGGTACATTTTCCATTAAAAGTATTTGTGGAAGTTGTCCTAGTTCTTTACATTCAGTAAGTATTCTTTCTACTTCCCATAACATTCCACTTCTTGTTGATGTATCACTCATTCCTTTGCCTTTTCCAGCAAGTGATAAATCTTGGCAAGGAAATGAATAAGTCAATATATAATCATATTTATCAGTATCAACTATTTCTAAATCTTCACCTTTTACTTGTTGTATATTTACTAAATTATGTGTTGCCAAATTGTTATTATAAATTGTTCTTAATTGTTTTTCGCTTAATCTTTCAATTTGTTTAATGTTCATAGGTTCATTGTAATTAGAACTTATACCTTTAAAACTCAACCACACTTCTAAATCTTGTTTTGTTAAGTCTTTACTATAATCTTCATTATCATCAGTAAAATGTATGTCTTTATATGCTTGTATTGACTTTACTGCCCACTCACATATTTTCCAATGTTCAAATGGTACACCCAAATATTTTAAAGCTAATGATTGGCTACCATAACCAGCAAAGAACTCAATTAGTCTTATGGGCTTTGTTATTTTATATTTTGGATACAAAACATCAAATATACTAATTTGATTATCCATGGTTAACACCTAACTTTCTAAATTTAGCCGTTTTAAGACATTTTTATCGTTTTTAGTATATTTATACTATTTTTTCTTTTTTGCTTCTATACAGGCTTAATTTCGTGCTTAAAATTGATTTTAAACTTTATCTAGTTTCTAATTTCTTAATTCTTTCTCTTAAATCTTTGTTTTCTATTCTTAAAGACCTTTTTATTTCTCTTTCATGCTCTAAAGAAACTCTTAAATCTTTTACTCTTTGAACATTTAAACTTTTATCGGTTAAATCTTCCAATTTAATTATTTCACTTTCTAAGTTAATTATTTTTTCTTCTAATTGTTTAATATATTTCTTTAAACCTCTGTTTTTATATTTAACTTTAAACCAATCTGCTATTATTTTAATTATCTTTTTAATTTTGTTCATTTTTATCCTCCAACTTTCTTATTTCTTTTCTTAATTTGTATTTAAAATATAATTCAGTATTGTTTTTTATCTTTCTATTACACCAATAACATAGTTTTTCATCTAAAAATACAGGTATCATGTTTTTATGTTTGCAATAAGGACACTGTACTCTTAAATTTGTTTCTTCGCTCAATGCCTTTTTATCACTTTTCATTCCCATAATTATCACCCTTTATATAGCTTTTATAAAATATCTTTCTAAATTCTTCTTCCGTCCAATTATAATGTTGCATTGCTATTTCTTGCCCTTTTATATGCCAATAATCCATAAGTTTTTTATCAAAGTGTATTCCTATGCTTTTATATTGATTATGGTGATATTCTTGGCACAAAGGTATAACTAATCCATAATCTTTAGAATTTTGTCTATTCCTTCCTCCAAATATTTCATGCAGATTAACATCACCCCTACCACATACTATACAATGCATTAAGTCGTTAGTTATTATTGAATATCGTTGATTATCTCTTATGTGCATATTTACATTTCTCCACTTGTACCGCTAGTAAATTCCCTAGATATTTGATTATCTAACAGCCTTAATCTTAGCTTTATAGAATTAATTGCCTCTAAGTTGGCATTATACACTACACTCGCACTATCTCTTTGAAATCTTAATGTTGATATATCTTCATAACCATATATTACTGTCTGAATTAATGTAACTGGCATATCTTGACTTCTTAGCTCTAACGCTTTTTTATTTACTGCTATTTTATAATCTCTTTCTCTTTCTGCTAGTATTGTTCCGTTAGTTCTTAACTGCTTTATTGAATAGTCTAGCTGTTTTTGTAAATTTAATATTTCATTTAATAAGTCCATCTAAGCCTCCAATATGTATTTTTTATAATGTGATTTCTCTCCGTATCTATTTACAAATGGGATTATTTCGTCTGTTATATTATATTCTTGTCTTAATTGTCTTATATACTCGCTCAATCTTGTACATCCCAATTCTTGTATTGCTTCCCAAGTAGTTATACTTCCAAAGTCTTGTAAATATCTTAACACCCTATTTTTCATTTTCTACTCCTCTCAATTATTTAAAATGGTAAATCTGAATCTTCCAATATATTATCTTGTGTATATTCTATAACTGAATCATTCTTTACAACCTCATTGTTTGTTTTTTCAAATTCTGTAATAAATATGTAATCCATTGTTTTATTGTCTTTTGTTATGTAAAAGTCTAAAAATGCTTTATTAATATTTATTTTTGTTCTGTTTTCTAATTCAACGCCCTTTTTAAATCTTACCATTTTATAACCATTTACATATTTTCCATCTTGTTCTTTCTTTGATAACCCAATGCTATATAATGTCTTGCCTTGAAACTCTTGTTTAAATACCATTACAGGATATTTATTAATTATTTCCATTGTTTTTGCTCCTTTTTTGCTCTAATAATTTAATTCCCTCTTTTAATTGCTCTACTGACATATCTGAGTTGCTTTCTACTTTAAAATATTTTAAAAAGTCATCATAATCGGTATCTGTTTCTAAAACTAATACTTTTATTTTGTTCATTAACTCTAATTTTTCATCTGAAGTTTGGTTATTTATAGCATTTTGTACTTCTTCTGCACTTGCTACACTTGTGTCTATTCCAAATCCTGCTATTCCTAATGCTCTACCTATTGCACTTGTTTCACAATTTTCTATATAACTTGTTTTATTAATGAATGTTGAATTTTCTTTTTCATAGGCTGTTCCTGTTGCTAATAATATTTCTCCACTAAATGGTGTTTCTATTCCTTCTTCGCCAATTATTATTTTTCCAGAATATATTTCAGCCCTAAAAATGCATACACCATTTTCATTACTTATCATTTCTGTTTTAATTGTTCCAGTAGGATATACCATTCTAAATGCTTTTATCCTTTGGTTAACCTCTGCGTATTGTTTTCCTTTAACATCTGTTGTTATTATTGTTTCATTTGCTTTTTGTATATTTTCAAATTTTATTTCTTTCATTTTCCACTCCTTAATTAAATTCTTCTAAAAATTTTTTCATTTCTTTTGTTTCTTCTTCTGTTGGCTTTTCTGATTTTATTTTTTTACCAAACCACCCTGGATCTTCTTTTGTTTCATTTCTTGCCCAATTTAGTATAGTTGCATAATGCGATTTATATTGTTTGCCTTTACTTGCTATGTATGATGATAATCTCTCTATAAAGTCTAATAAATTTTTATCTTTTAGTTTGCTATACTCTTCATCAGTTAATAAAACATTTTTAAATTCGCCATATTTTTCTTTTTTATTATTTTTTTCTTTATATTCTATACTATTCTTATCTATACTATTCTCTTCTATACTATACTGGTTTAACATTTGTTTAACATTTGTTAAACATTCATATTTTTCTGTATTTTCATTATATGCTATTTGCTTTTTTTCATCTTGATAAATTGTTTCTTTTATTCTTGTTTTATCTAAATAATTATTTCTTTTCCAATCTGTTATAACTATTACTCCTGTACTAAATGGAATTATAAATTTTTTTGCTATCAAGACTTTTAAACTATCTTCCGTACCCCCATATAATCTCAATACTTTTCTTGGTGCTACGAAGCCTTCATCATCTGCTTCCATACCTAACAGAAAATATAATGCTTTACTTTCCATCGGCAAGTCCAAAAAACTATCTTGATTTATTATTTCAATATCAAACATTCTTTTCCTTGCCATGCTATTTTTCCTTTCTTACTGGTTCTAACACTAATGTTTTGTTTGGCATTAAATGTAAATAATATTCTCTACCCAAAGTTTCCACCACTTGCTTTGGTAATGATATTTTATGTAACGTCTTATCGGCATTTTTATGCCATGTAATTATTGGCTTTTCCATTTTCTCACTCTCCTATCTATATACTAATTATAATACTACTTTTTGTTATTGTAAAGAACTTTTTATTTTTTTCTTTCAATTAGTAACATTCTTACATAAGCACTTAATGTTAAGCCTTTTTCTGTAGCTTCTTTAATAAGTTCCTTTTTAAAAGCGTCATCTACAGCTAACATTATAAATTGTTTATCTTCTTTTCTTTCCATTATTTATTCCCTCCTTTTCTAGTTTTTCATTTTTGTATAAAACATTTATTTCAGGTACTAATTCAAAATCAAAATTATGTTCTAAAAGCTCACTATCACACAATCTTAACAAATGATTTAATGCTTTTTTGCTTACTAATATTTTTTGAGTTTCTTTATTGTAATAAAACATTTCATTATTATGTATATTACCCATCGTAAAATAACTCTTAACTAAATGTGCTATACTATCTTCTTTCATTTCACTTGCAATATCGATTTTATATGCAAATGCAACATATTCTTTCTTTTTCTTTTTTAATCGTTGTCTTTTATTCATTTCGTTCCGCCTTTCATTTTTAACAAAATCTACTTTCTTGTGCGTCCATATAGCAACTCTCGTGGCAATCCCCACCATAAGAATCACTATTGTCATTCATTACCTCATCATCTTCGTAGATAGGTTCTCCACATATTGGACAAAAGTCTATGATCTCTTTATCCATATATTCCTCGATTATTCTTGCAATATCATCTACCGTATTGTAAGAATATCTATCAAGTCTTGTACCATCATAAACTACAGACACTTTTTTATATCTTGTATTTATTGATAATTCAATATTTTCCATTTTAAATCCAATCCTTTCCATATTTTAATAATATATTTGAATTAATAATTAATATAACTAGAGCTACTACTTTTGATATTATAAATATCATTGTATTTTCACACTCACTTGCCATTATAATAATCATTAACAAATTTATTATTAATAACAATCTTTCAACCCAGCTTTTTAACACTTTTTTCTTTTTCATTTCCATCCTCCTTTCTTAATTCTGATTTAATTATACTACGCCATTATTAAAATTTCAATACTTTTTATTAAATTTTAATAAAAACTTTACATTTGTGTAAAATAAAAAAAGTAGAACTTAATCTACTTTTCTAAGATTATTTACATTACACGCAGACCATATAGCTCCATCATCTCTAGCAAGTACTGCTCTATCGCCTACAAGTTCAACAACTTGGTATCTATCTCTATATGGAATTAAATGAGTGCCGTAATAATCAACTAATTCTTTAGGAAATACCCAATCTCCAACTTTAATCGGTTCTTCTGGTGTAGGTGTAGGCGTTGGCTCTGGAGTTTCATCTTTAGTTAAATACATACTAGCCATATATCCTTCAGCTCCATCACTAACAACTTTAACGTGGTAATAATGATAACCATATTTATCATAACCATCACCTAAGTATTCTACTTTAGTGCCATATACATAAGCTCTTATTCTTTCACCATTGCCATTTAATAACCATAATCCGTCACTTGAATTAACTGTATAATATTCTCCAGTTGGTGTTGGGTCTACCCAGTGTACGTCTCCTATTGCTGGATTAACTATATTACCAATAAATCTATAATTGCTACTCATACCCCAACGACCATTTGTATTATATCTAGTTGCGTTAAAAAAAGGTGTACCGCCCCACGCACTCTCGCTGGTATATACTGAGTTAGCACTAAGCAATTTTTCGTTAATCATAACGTGTCCCGCTAAATTTCCTAAGCCCTCAAAAACCATTATACCGCCTAAAGTTGGATAATCAGTTATTTGAAGTCCATAAGCTTTAGCTTTTTCAATAAAGTTTTCTGCATTACATACAAGCTGATAAGGAATATATCCTTTATTCATTATTTCTGCAAATCTTCCATTTGCATATCCTACGCAGTTTGAAAGAACATTTGCATCAGCTTTAGTAGGACTTCCTTGAATTGCTCCATTCCATCCTCCATTTACTTGTCTTATGTAATAATTGTTATTACTAGGACAGCTAGTTCTCATTTGAAATGACATTTTCAACTTCACCTTCTTCCACTAATATTTCAATTGGATCTATATTCATTGTTGTTTGTAATTCTTCTATTTTTTTAACTTCTTCATTTGTCATATTTATTTTTCCTCCTTTTTTGAATAATTTACACTAGATATTCCTAGCAAAGCCCCTAAAAAAGTGTCAATTGCAGTAATTGTTCCCACAACTTCTTCTACATAACCTAACCCCCATATTCTACCAATTGCAGAGTATAAAGTTGCTATTGCAGGAAGAACTATTAAAGCAATCCATTTTAATATGTCATAAGTTTTGTTACTCATTTTCTCACCTACTTTCCTTTATATTTTATATACATACTACTTGCATTTACATCTGTACCTATTGTAAATGTAGTTGTTGCTTTATATGTTGGTATATTTGGTAATGTTACATTTTCTGTCCTTCGTAATGAAGCAGGCAAAACATAATACATAG